CACTAATGTATCATATCCATTCTGTCCGTTTTGAGAATAATATAAACCAGTTGCACCTAATGTAACACTGTTTTGAACGGATTGTGCTGCCCAACCATTTAATATATTGTTAAAATTCACAGTAGAAATGTTTGAATAACTTAATAAATTATCCATAGTATTAACATTAGATATATCCCAATTACCAATATTTTGATTAAAAGAGGTGGCAAATGCAAATGTACTATTTAAAATTATTAGATTGTTAAAAGACCATCCGCTGATATCACAATTAAAAGAAGTAGCACCGCTAAACATTACCGTCATATCTGTCACATTACTTACATCCCATCCGCTAATATTACCATTAAAAGAAGTTGCATTATTAAATAATCCAGTCATATTTGTAACATTACTCACATTCCATGCATTCAAATCAGCATTAAATAAAGTAGCCCCAGAAAACATGTAAGATATATTTGTTACATTAACATTCCATCCACTCAAATCACTATTAAAAGCGGATGCATTATTGAACATATTCGTCATATCTGTGACATTGGTAACCACCCATCCACTTAAATCGCCATTAAAAGAGAGTGCATTGTTAAATAATCCATTCATATTTGTAACATTACTTACATCCCATCCACTAATGTCGCCATTAAAAGAAGTAGCACCATAAAACATATTACTCATATTCGTTATATTTGTTGTTGTTGGTAAAGACGCAGGAACACTAGTAAGATTATTAGCATTAAAAAACATATACGACAAATCCGTCAATCCCACTTCGCCAAAACTGGTACAACTTGTTAAATATTCCATACCACTGGAATATTGATTATTACATGATTGAATAGTGCCTTCTATGGAAACATTATAAGAAATAGCATCAGAGCTTGTATTTTCATATGTATGTGATGTTTCTGTGTTAATTGTTCCGTCACCCCAATCAATACTTGTAACTGAACCACCTACTCCAATGTTAACCGTTGCGCTGGTATTACCTGGAATAAGATAGACAAATATTAATGCACTCATTTATACAGTGTTCTAATATTTTAATTTCAACTTAAAGGATGTGATAATTTAAAAAAAATGACTTAAACATGAAGATAAAACATATCTATTATATAAGGAAGCAACATGGAGAAAGTATCCGCCACTGTATCACAATCAAAGAGAAAGAAAAATAAGGTACAATCCAGCATCTTTTCTAGATGTTTATTAACAAGAAAAATAATGCTTATGATAAATAACATTGGAAAAAATATACAAGAAACACTGGAAGAGTGTATTCAAGGCACCTATGAAGGTAAATGTACAAATGAAGGATATGTCAAGCCAAATTCTTGCAAACTGATTACCTTTTCAAATGGGATGATTGAGCGTGGTATATATATTCTATTTGAAGTGCTATTTGAATGCGATGTATGTTTTCCAGTAGAAGGAATGTTACTTTCTTGTGTTGCTAAAAACATTACAAAAGCGGGTATACGTGCAGAAAGTGATGCCATTGTTCCATCTCCAGTGGTGATTTTTATTGCCAAAGATCATCATTATTCTTCCAGCTATTTCAATAGTATTAAAGAAGGACAAAAAATTACTGTGAGAGTAATTGGACAACGATTTGAATTAAATGATAAATATGTATCGGTTCTTGGGGAATTGGTAAAAGAACCAATGGTTGGCGGCAGCGGTGGCAAAGAAGTGAAACCAAAATTATTAATTTCCGATGAAGAAGAAGCTATATAATGTCTACAAGCATTACAAAATTACAAATTACAAGGGTTACAAGGGATAAAATTTGAAAAATATTGCCATTTCTGGTGAAACAAACCATTGTTTGTTCTCTTTCAAAATACTATTAAAATATCGCAAAAACAATTCTTGTGCAACACATAATTCAACATGATTTAGGAAGTGTATCCACTTGGTTTCTCCATCTCCATAATTTTGGAGTAAATCCATCATTTTCTTGATTGTCTTGACCTTTCCTTCTTCCTCACATTTTGCACCTGCGCCCGTTTTTAATTGAATATTCTTTGTTTTATATACCAACGAGTTTTTGGTTTTGTCATATCCAATAAATCCAACCAATGAATTATACTTCTCTTTGTTCCATTCCATTTTTTCTTTAAATTCAGACGAGCGACCTATTTCTCTCGTCTGTTCTGCGTCTGCTTCTTTCCAGCTCGTTTTACCCTTCTCTAAGACAAAAATTTTATATTGTTTCTCTTTATACATCACAAAACATTTATCACCATTGTTCATGTGTATGGAATGTTGAAGAAAATATTCCTTTGCATATTCTTCAAACGTGTTTTTTTCAAACGTTTTATGCATATACAAATATTTCATGCATTCTACTTTTCTCTCAAAAGACATCATTTCAATAATATGATGAACCACAAAAGCTAATAATCTATCTTTCATCTCTGGGTATTGGATGGACAATAATTGCACTACTTTTCCACAATACATGTACCATGTTTTCTCACCTTCCCCAAGAGGATGCGTTCTGTATTTCAATGTTGTTTCATACATTGATTTCGCATCTTGAATATCCATGATTTCTTTATTGAGTTTGGATGGAGATGAAGAAGATGGAGATGAAGGTGGAGATTGTGTTTGTGATTGGTCTTGCTCTTGGTCTTTAAGGTGAAATGTGGCCATGGTGTGCTTAAAATCGACGGGAACACTTCGTTCGAATATAGATGCATTTTTATCCATCAATTCCACGGGTTGAAACAAGTAGTAATCGCCTACATTGACTAATCTACCCAGTCGTCCATATTTGTCCGAAATAAATTCATTGTCATTATCAATCAAATGTGTCAATGCCGCATAAATTTGCACATATGGATATTCTTTTGGTGTTCGAATGGCTTGTAAAAAGGTCGCCTTCTTATAAAAAAATCCTTCCTTCATTAACATGCGAATACGTTGTATAATTTTCTCTGAATTCACCAGCAAAAAGTTTTCATTGTAGGTGTCGCGATTGATATCGATTTTATCCAAAGATGCATTGGGAACACAATCATATTCACATTTTTCCATATAGTCACACGCGGACGAATAAGGAATATCTCCTACTTTAAAATTGCGCAACACGGCACCATTGGACAACTCTTGGGTAATCGTTTTTCTCATTTTATCTTGCGTAAAATTGGTCTGTTCATGATTAATAATACAATCCACTGAAATTTCTTTCAATATACGAGTAATTTTACCGATTTGTTTGGCTTTATATTCCGATGCACGATATACATATAAATCAGCCGACTCTTCTTCGGCGTCTTGTAATATGGTGCCATGCATAAAAATCTCCACATTGCGTTTTTCAAATGGCAAATCTTTATGAGAGCCATTACGAACACCACGTCCAATAATTTGTTCCATACTACTCATGTTATACCAAGGTTCTAAAATGTGGATTTGACGAATGAATTTAAAATCAATGCCTTCTGCGCCAGCCTTGGAAATTAGAACTACTTTGATTTTGTGTCCATCTTTATTATCTTCTTTCGTAAGGCGTTTCACTTCCACATCCGTTTCTGGTGATAATCGTATATCTCCTGTAATCATGGCATATTGTGCCGGCAAAAAGGTGTCTTGATTTTCTTTTGGTTTCATTGTGCGGACATCTACTGCGGGTCCAGGCCTGGTTTTGAAGAGTGATTTGGTTGTTCCAAAACGTGAAAACCCCAGTTCTTCCAAGGCCAGTGCAATGGGAATCAATCCACTGTCCAAATATTGTGAATAAATTAAAATGACACCTTCAGATACTTTTCCTGTCGTTGGATTCACAATGTTATCTAATACCGCTTTTATTTTTCCACTATATCGTCCAATGTTTTTATGGGCAAATATTCGACCATATTTTTCCAGAGTTTGTTGCTTGTATTCGTATTCACCTTTTTGTCCAGGTGTTTTGGTATCTATCCATGTCATCATTCGAGATAATCCTTGTTTTCCTGTAAGATATGACATGGGAATGCTCATTGTTTGATTATTATCAGTTACAACAGTATCCACATCGGTATCCACATCGGTATCCACATCTGTATCCACATCGGCATCCCCTGAATCCGATGCATCCTCTTCGTATTTTCCACCTTTTTGCACGGTTGGAAGGCGGCTCACAATTTCTTTCAATCCCTCGATAGGATAAGAGATAATTAATGACTCCAATGGTTTTTGCAGAACATTATATCCAAAAGATTCCATGTCTTGAAACAATGGCATATGTCGAACCGTTCCATCTTTCATGGAATAAGAAAAATTATTATTGCGTAAAAAGGCAATAATATAACGATATACACATGCTTGACAATTTCCACACGTTCCACATTTTGGAAAAGTAGTCAAATATAAACTTATTATTCTCTCTTGATTCTCTTTTTTTATTTTTTTTAAATTCATTTGATATTCTGGATAAGGCACATGTGGAAACGTGCGGTCTTTTGCAAACAGATTTGGATACACACGATATGGAAAAGTATATGGATTTTCACCACGAACAAAAGAGACATATCCAGTGGCCTTTCGTATCAATAGTTCTTTTCCACCTTCTTTAAATTGTCCATGTTTATCGAATATGTCTTTGACCTCTATTTTCGCTCTTTTATCATTCATATTCATGATGTTCAATAGCCAAATAATTTCACGATAATTATTATACATTGGCGTCGCAGATAGAAAAACGAGTTTCATAAATTGCACATTTTTCACTAGTAATTCCAGATTTTCGGCGACTTTTTTATTCACATTGTCTTCCACCATTCGAATGTTATGTATTTCATCAATCACAATTAACCGATGTGCAAACTCGTTTTTCAACAAATTTTTCTTTTTATTTTCATCTTTGGTCGTTTTGTGTATGTTATATATGTAATTGGCAAATTCAATATATCCCATAAAAATATAATAACTGTCAATCAAATTCTTCATTTGTTTGGTCAATTGTTCTCTCGTTAGTCCTTTTATATTCGCAGGATTGATTTCTTTCAATAAATAAGCACTTGACGGCAAACTCCACATCCCATTCACTTCTGTCAATTTCGTTTCGTCAAATAATTGATTGCGAAAATTATCTTGTATGTTTTTAGAAGCAATTATCATTATCTTCTTGAAATTACCAACGTTCATTTTTAAATATTTTCGCATCTCTTCGCATACACCAATTGCACTGTATGTTTTTCCAGTTCCTAATCCATGATATAACAATAAACTATTATAAGGTGTTTGAAGAGACATGTAATTTTTCACAAAGGCTTGGTGCGGTTGAATTTCAAACGATGAGTTTTGAATCAGTTCTTCCGCACGTTCTTTAATATCTTCATGAATTTCACCGTCATATTGTGTGTCATAAAATTCTTCTTTTTGAGAGATTTTAAAGTTAAACAGAGGGTCATCTAAACTGGGATATAAATAAGAATTGGATTCTGGATTTTTAGATAATTCTTTGCTCTCTTGCAATTCCTTTTTTAGCAAACCCTTATTGCATTTTTTGGAATAATAGTCTTCTTTGCATGCATTCAGACTAGGGAAAATAACATGTTCTTCTATGTCCGAATCAGGTTCTGTTGTGTCCTTATGTAATTCTTTGTTTTGTTCTTCCATA